TCAAAAAAATTGGTGTTTGCCAAAAAACAAAAACCTGAAAAGATTCTAATCATTGCCAACAAATTAGATACATCTGTCGAGATGGCTAATAAGATTAGAAGCTTCACTGAACAATGGCCAACATGGGTTGGGGTTAGTTTTGCAAAAGAAAAGAATTCTCAAAGACACTTTAAATTAACAAATGACTGTGAAGTAAAAGCGGTGGCAACATCGAAAGATGCCTTGAGAGGTTATACTCCAACCATCCTCATTTTTGATGAGGCTGCGTTCATTGAGGCTGACGGAGATTTTTGGTCAGCGTGTATGGCCTCACTATCTACGGGTGGTAAAGTTATTGTTGTTTCTACTCCAAACGGATACGACCCCATCTACTATGAAATCTATGACCAATCATTAAGAAACATGAACGATTTCAAGATATCTGAAATGTTTTGGTATCGTGACCCAAGATATACACGAGACTTGTATATGGTTAAAACTAATGATTTGGTTCATTATTTGTTAAACAGAGAAGAATATCCGAAAGACTCTGTTGTAGATTTATCAACAGAAAATCCATATGATAGAGACCATACTGTAACAACAGACTACATTGAACAAGGGTATAAACCATGTTCCGCTTGGTTTGAGAGTATGGTTAAAAAACTCAAATACGATAGACGTAAAGTTGCTCAGGAATTGGAATGTAACTTCTTGGGTTCAGGTGATAACGTATTCGAATCCGAATTGATGCAAAATATTGCAAAGAATATGTTGAGAGAACCATCGGCAAAACTCATGGGGGGTTCCCTTTGGATTTTCAAAGAGCCAGTAAACGGTCACAAATATGTAATGGGGGTCGACGTATCTCGAGGAGATTCTGAGGATTTCTCATGTATTCAGATTATTGATTTTGATGAAAGAGAACAGGTTTTAGAATATGTTGGAAAAGTTCCACCTGATGTTATTGCAGAAATTGCGTATAAGTGGGGGACAATGTATAATGCTTATTGTGTAGTCGATATTACTGGAGGTATGGGCGTTTCTACAGCGAGGAAAATGCAAGAATTATCTTATGGTGGTGGATTATACGTTGATAACGTTGACACTTTTAACAAATGGAAATGGGACCCCAAGATAAATGAAAAAATACCTGGAATTAATTTTAACAGTAAAAGAGTTCAAATTATTGCTGCGTTGGAAGAAGCTGCGAGACATGAATTCAAAATTTATTCAAATAGATTATACAATGAAATGAATACTTTCATTTATGTAAACGGTAGACCAGACCATCAGAAAAATCACCACGATGATTGTATTATGGGTATTTCTATGGCGATTTATGTTGCTGAAAAATCTTTTCAATCTTTAACTAAAGTTACAAATCATACAAAGGCTATGTTAAATTCATGGACAAGTAATGTTCATGAAAACAAAAATACTTCTGATTTCTTTAATCCGATGGTTCCACAGATGGGTAAAGACGCAAGAGGATACAATAATGGTCCATCTAAAAAAGACTACGAAACATATAAGTGGTTATTTGGGGCTTGATAGTATTTATATTATCGAAGTATTAAGTAAAATTATATCATGGCAGAACAGAATTTAACGGTTTGGCAACGATTATCCAAAACTTTTGGACCTAACTCACTTTTAGGTCAAGATTATCCAACTTTTAAGTTTGATAAAAAAGAAATATTACGCACAAAAAGTAGGGAAGAATACGAGAAGGAAAAACTTCAAGCACAACAAACTTATTATTTGGGAAACCAGTGGACTAAGGTTGAAAACAACCTTTATTCACAAGCGATATATTATGAACCATCAAGGTTATCTGCTCAGTATGATTATGAATCGATGGAGTATACTCCTGAGATTTCTGCAGCCTTAGACATTTATGCCGAGGAATCCACAACGACTAATGAAGATGGATTCATACTTCAAATCTATTCTGAGTCCAAAAGAATAAAATCAGTTCTTGCGGATTTATTTAACAATGCTTTGGATATAAATACCAATTTACCTATGTGGACAAGAAACACTTGTAAGTATGGTGATAACTTTGTGTATTTAAAATTAGACCCTGAAAAAGGTATTGTTGGGTGTCAACAATTACCAACAATCGAAATTGAAAGACATGAGGTTGGTGCGAGCCAAAAGATTTCTCTTTCGATAGAAAAAACTGAACCCAATAAAGCTCTTACATTTACATGGAAGAATAAAAACATGGAATTTCAAACGTGGGAAATAGGTCATTTCAGATTATTAGGTGACGATAGAAAACTTCCATACGGAACTTCAATGTTGGAAAAAGCAAGAAGAATTTGGAAACAGTTATTGTTATCTGAGGATGCGATGTTGATATATAGAACATCAAGAGCACCTGAAAGAAGGGTGTTCAAAGTATTCGTGGGAAATATGAATGATGATGATGTTGAAGCATATGTTCAACGTGTTGCAAATAAGTTTAAAAGAGAACAAATTGTTGATAGTAAAACAGGTAACGTTGACATGAGATTCAACCAAATGGCGGTTGACCAAGATTACTTCGTTCCAGTTCGTGACCCAGCAGCACCGATGCCAATCGATACATTACCTGGCGCCACAAACTTATCAGAGATTGCCGATATCGAATACATCCAAAAGAAATTATTAACGGCTCTTCGTGTTCCTAAGGCATTCTTGGGATTTGAAGAAGTTGTTGGTGATGGTAAAAATTTATCATTACAAGATATTAGATTTGCTCGAACGATTAACCGTATTCAAAAGAGTATGTTGGCGGAACTAAATAAGATTGCGATTATTCATCTTTTCTTATTAGGTTTTGAAGACGAATTATCTAACTTCACACTAGGTTTAACAAACCCATCAACTCAAGCTGACTTGTTGAAGATTGATGTTTGGAAAGAGAAAGTTTTATTGTATAAAGATTTAGTTGCCGACCCTGGTAACGGAATTCAAGCAACATCATCAACATGGGCAAAGAAACACATATTCGGTTGGTCTGATGAAGAAGTTAAACTCGATTTACAACAACAAAGAATCGAAAGAGCTGTTGGTGAAGAACTAAAAGCAACTGCAACAGTTATTACTAAGACAGGGTTCTTTGACAATATTGATAAGCTTTACGGCACAACAACAGGAACAACTCAAACACAAGGTGCTGAAACAGAAACTGAAAGTCCATTACCTTCATTCGGAGGTGGTGGTGATATTCCTGAATTACCTGAACCAGCAGGAGCTGAACCAGCGGGAGGAGAAACTCCGCCACCACCAGCAGAAACAGGAGGAGGTGAGGCTGCTGTGACACCAGAATCAAAAAAGAAAGATTTCAATATTTTAGTTGAAAATAACATGATTGAAGGAGATGAATTCCTCGATTTGGGAAAAGCTAGAGAATCTTTGGGAGAAATTTCAAAAGAATTGGATAAGTTATTAAATTCATAATATTTATATTCAAATACAAAAAAAATGACTTTCGGACAAGTAAAATCCATTATTGAAAAAAATCTTATAGAATCTTATAGGAACGAAAAAGAATTCAAAAAATCTCTTAGAGAGTTTAAAGAAAATGTTCTTAATAGTAAATCATTGTCCAAGGTTTATAACCTATATGACCAATTATCGACTTCTCATGGTTTGAGTAGTTCTGATGCTAATGAATTCTTAAATGAAGGAATCGGTTTAATCCAAAAGTTATTACCAACTATTAAAATGCCAAAAAGTGTTTCAGAAAGTAATGAAAATTTATATTCGGATATTGACACTTTAGTTTATACAAACAAACTTAATATTCACGAAAGATTACAATCAAGAAAGAATCTCATTAAAGTTTTGACTTCTGAAAACAAAATTGTAAAAGAATCTATACAAATTCCTATAAGCACTATGGTTAAAATTGCAAACCAAACATTAGAAAATTATGTAGATACTATGGATGAGCAGTCAAAAAAGACATTCATTGAAATCTTGAAATCTGATGGAGATAGTCTTAAGGAAGATTTTTCAGTTCTTAAAGAGAAAACTATAGAAAAATTAAACTCAATTCTTGGTGAACAAAAAGAAAGTGATGTTATTGAAAAAATATCAGAAACAATTGACAAGTTGAAAGGTGAAGAGTTTAATCAAATTAACTATTTCAAATTAGTTAATTTAGAAAAAAACTTATAATTCGTTGAGTTTTCTTTGTTTATAAATTGCTTTTAATTTCTGAGCTCTTTTTTCGACAGATTGTTTGATAAATTCTTTTCTATTCATCAATTGTTGATTCTGCTTAGTTTTGATTACTTTAGATTTTAAAGTCTTTAAAGCCTTTTCAATATTCTCGTTATTTTTTATTTCAATTATTAACATATTAAAATAAATATTATTTGTTTTTATAATTTTTGACATTGAGTTTTATAAGTGTTATTTTTATTAAAATAAACATTCATAATATGAAACTTAATGAAAAAAGGGAAAAGTGTAAAGTTGAATCTGTATAGCCCAATCAAATCTATATATGGGACAGTCGATTCAAAAAATTTAAAATCAATTTACATCAACATTCAATCTTGGGTTTGCCCTAAAAAAGAACATGATAATTGGAATAGAGTAGTTTGTAATCTTAATCGTGAAATTAAACATTCCGTATTTAACTCAATATCACAAACAGTCTTTATGGACCGAAGTATTGTTGACTTAGATTTGAGAACGAGTGGAATTTCTACAGGAAAAAAATCATTTTTTAACTTAGAAGTAAACCTTTACACTAATGAAGAGTTAGACTTTAAATCTCAAGAATTAAAAGATTCTGTTAAAAGAATTGTAAAAAACATCTTCACAAATAATCTTTCTAATAACAACTATTTTGATTTTTACAAAACCAAAAAGTAAAATATCTATTAAACTTACTCAATCAGTATATTTATTTCTAAAAGAGTTATGAAGAAATTGAGAATTCTTGAGGCTAATGAATCAGGTCATGGAATACTAATCGAGATGGATGCTGGTTATGTTTCACCCCGTGATGAAATGAATGCCGCCTTTCTTAAAGAAGCCGTTAAATTAGACTACAAAAACCCTTTTGAGTTTTATGCAGTTCTACAAAAATATGATACCCCTAATAGGAATGGTAGATTTTACCCTGAGAGAATCCTTAAGAGAGAGGCTGAGAGATATAAAAAGATGATTGCTAAGGGATTGTCAACTTCAGAGTTAAACCACCCAGAATCGTCTCTAATTGACTTAGACAGGGTATCACACATTATCACAGATATATGGTGGGATAAAAATATTTTGATGGGAAAACTTAAGTTACTAACATCACCAGGATTTCATGAAAGAGGTATTGTTTCAACTAAAGGAGACCAAGCGGCGAATTTAATGAGACAAGGTGTTACAATGGGAGTTTCGTCAAGAGGTGTTGGTTCCTTAAAGAAGGTTGGAGAAAGAAATGAAGTTCAAGATGATTTTGAATTAATTTGTTTTGACTTAGTTTCTTCACCATCTACACCAGGTGCTTATCTCTTTTCGGATGTAAATGAAAGAGATAACTATGAAGAAAATCTTGAAGAAGAAAAGAAAATACAACAACCTGAAAAGAATTTGGACAAGTCTATTGATTTGATGAAAAAACTTACCGATTTTTTAGGAAAATAAAAAATTAAATTATGGACGAAAAGTATTTTGTTGCAAAAATTACCTATGACCTTCCTGATGAAAACTCTGGAAAAATTAAAAAAATCAGAGAAGAAAAATTAGTCAAAGGTTTTTCAGTAACTGATGTTGAAGCAAAGGTTACAAAAAAATATGAAGGGTTCTCTCACGATTGGAGAATAACCTCAGTTTCAGAGAGTAAAATCGATGAAGTAATCGATTAAAAATTCAAAGTGGTCTTAACGACCACTTTTTTATTTTATGAAACTATTTATAATAAAATAAATAAAAAATGATTTTTATTATAAATTACAAAGACCAAAGTTCTACCTTATTGAGTGCAACTACATGGTCAGATGCAATTGCTTACGCTGAAGGAACGGGAAAAGCAATTGGTTCTATTAATGAACCTTATAGCCCGATATTGATTTTAAATTCTCCCCTCTCTGACAATTTTTATCAATTAACACTTAAAAACAAAACAACAGGTTTGGGCTCCCTATATTTTCTTTTTGAAGAAAACTTTCAATCTTTGAATTCTTGGATTGAACTTCAAACAAATTCAGAGGTAACAAATATATCCTATCTACAAAGAAATTACGTTTCAATATAGGGAAATAATACTTTTTTCCTATTTGACACTATTTATATGTTAAATTAAACAATTTTTCTATGCAAGAAAATAAAGATGTAGTACAAGAGGCACTCATTCGAATGAAACAAGTCGAAGATGTAATTGCCGAGAATGCAAAAGGAATA